TTTAAGTTCCCTGTCTTGATAGCCAATTCTGCATTAGTAGTTCCGATTTCCACGCGTGCAACGACGAGGTCATATCTAGTTCCACCGCTGGAGTTTGAAGCTACTGTTAATGTTGCGGATGAATCACTTTCAAAGTCTCCGTTTATCTTCGCTGTACCAGCTGATACAGCTATATCCATTCCAGTACTTTCCATTACTTGTAATCCAGTTTCTACACCGTTCCCGTAGTCTTGTGGTGGATCTTCAAACGTCCAAGGCGCATAAATTATCATTTTTAAAACCTCCTATAGTTCTCGCACTTTTCTAACTTCTAAAGCTGGACTAAACGCATTTACAAACAACACATTTAAAGTAGTTCCTGACGTTTGTTGGGGGTGAACGGTAATAATGTCGCCGGCTAGGCACGGAATCGTAACCGTGTGGTCGTTTGACACGTTATAGTTCCCAGTCGTTCGTGCTGCGAACATAGAAACCGAACCGCCATTTTTTCGAATAAATGTTCTTGCCATCCCATTACCTGCCGCATCCCCACCCCAAAATATGTGAACGGAAATGAGATAGTACCCATCCTCTGGGATAGTGACATTCTGGGGATTTGTTACGCTTTCCCACATCGTGCCGGTACTGTCGATGTCTTCTATATCCCAAACCATAGTGACAATAGAATTGTTCGCACAAGATAAATTAGTGCTTCTTCGTACGATACAGAGGGGCGAATCTGCCGGAGCATTTGCGACCGTAATTGTTACCGTATCCGCATCACTGCTTAAGCTTATGTTCGATCCTGCGATTAACCCCTTTGTAACCAAATTTGGTGGCGCATTTGATCCAGCTACAAGTGTCTCGTCACCGCCGGCACTAGCTAGTGTTACAGAAGAGGAACCCCCTGCGCCCTGCGTACTAATAACGCGCAAATCTGTTATATTGTCAGGTAAAATGGTAACTGCGCTATCTTCTACATACACTTCGGCTAATGGTAAATCCCAAATGGGGTCACTCTCTACAGGCGTTGGTGCTACCGGAGACATAGACGGAGTTCCTTCTTCTACATGAATTACAATTGTGTTTGCATCGGTGTCTAGACGCGCTGTAACAAGGTCAATACGATCCTCTCCAGAGCTGTTAGGGGAAATCGTAATAGAATAATAATCGGTTTGTTGCTGGAACATGAATCCATGGACCCACCCCTCGCCTACAGCGGATTGCACACTTAAACCGCCATTGGCTGTTATAGCAAGATCACCTGTAGAGGGCTCTAGGGAAGATTGATCCCACGGAATTAATATCCCAGTGGTGCGCATGTATTGCATCATTGCTTCCCAACGATTCTCCATTGAGTCTTCGCCTGGACCGTCATCAAACGGGAAATAATGAAACTCTGCCGGCATAAAAAAACCTCCTTCAAATTTGCGCCAAGGAGAGTTGACATTTCATCAATATAAAATCCACCGTGCTAAAGTTCTTAGCACCAATACATATTCGTTCCCCTGGTGATAAGTCAAAGGAGAATTTTTTCTTCAAGGTGACAGGTTTGCCCGTGCAGACCGTTACATTTTGCTGTATCGGTAGCATGGTGAATTCTTTGCTCACTTTGTAAATAGTAATCTGGAGGGGCTGCGTTGTTTGGTTGAGCGACCCCCATGTAATAACATAACTGACAGTATAGTCTCCGTCCTTCAGTATCTTCAGATACTCCGGCTTCGTATGATGCTTATTGTCTTCCTCTTTTTCCCACGTAAGAATAAATTCTTGTGAGGCAGATAGAGAAATATTAGCTGCGGAAACGTGACAGAGGGTCATTTCTATCCCTTCCCTTATGGCGAACTAATAACGATTTGATCGCCCACATACGTAATCGTGATACCCGATCCTGCTACGAGGTTAGATGACCCTTTTTGTGCTTGATAACTACGCGTCCTCACATCGGTAATATCCATCGTAGTTATCACCGTCGCTCCATCAGATACGGCTATCTCAGCAAGTGGCAAATCCCAAATGACATCATCTTGGACAGGTGTTGGGGCCACAGGTGAAGGATCAGGAGTTCCCTCTTCCACATGGTACTCAATCGTATTGGCATCGCGGTCGAGCCTCAGGGTGACTAGATCAATCCTGGGATCACCGGAAGTATTATCATTGATGACGAGGGGGTATGTATCCCCTGTGTGGATAAACATAAATCCTTCTACCCAAGACTCTCCGTGGTAGGCTTGAATCTGCATATTCAGCTGTGGAGCAATGGCCGAATCCCCTGTAGGACTAAGTGTATTGGACGTAGTAAGAATGCCCGTAGTGCGCATATACTTCATCATGTCGCCCCAACGGTTTTCCTCGCTATTTGCCCCTGGACCATCATCAAAGGGGAAAAATTCAATGTTTGGTGCCATCCTGTCACCTCCTACTCGCTTGAATTAAGTGCATTAATACTTGAGTCAATTTGATTAAACTTTTCAAAAAGACGAACACTCATACCCGTGGCCTCGGTGCCGATCGTAGGGCGCACAACTTCTCCCTCTTCTTTGGTTAAGGTAACGGTTACATCACGCACAATATCTTGGTATTGGTAATTATCTATGACTACGGTAACAATATCCCCCACGTTGTAATCAGCGGGCCATACCGTTGGGGGAACATTGATTGCAGTAATCTCAATGTGTACCTGCTCGCCCTTTTCGCGGAGTTCTACATCCATCGCGTTTACTATTTCGTTAGTCATCTCGATGTACACTGGGCTTTCCTCTCCCCTTGTTGTAACAAATCCACCAGGAGGAGGCTGGTATTGAACGTCTCTTCGGTCAATGTATCCTTCCCAAAGTCCGTAACGTTCCACACTTGGGTATCCAATAGACTCGGATCCGCGATGAAAGAACCAACGTGTTGTTCCGTTTCTCGCATTGGGGTTGTCGTCTGCTTGGCCGCCAGCTATACAGTAGTTTGTATCGGGTGCCTGATGAGAATATTTATAGGATCCGAGGTTCCCAAATCCGGCAGAAAAAACAGCCCCTTTATTGTGATTAGGTCCTCGAGGATCCCAGATGTTACACGATAGACGGTCGTTTTCCGTCTGCACGATACGAAATGCTGCTCCCCTATAAGCCCCTGGATAAATTCCTGCGTAACCAGGAGTTATATACACCGCGGCTTCCTGTACTTTTTCAAGAAGCGTTCCGGCATAGCGAGAACGCGAGATAAAGTTGGTTGGCCCAAATGGAACGAGCGGCTCAGTATATGCTACGTCCAGAAATGGGATTCTGCGATTTGCTGTTTGCTCACCCAAGTTAAAGGGTGATACGTCTCCAATATTTGTACGTATCAAATTAACCATTACAGAGCTTGATGTTGTTACTGGGCCGCCGTAAACCCAATACGACCAGTTATTAAAATAGGGGGCTACGAATTGCCCTGCATCGGCTCCGGTTCCGGCGGGAGGGTTACCGTTTTGAGCTGGAGCAGGTGCCATCGGGATGCGCGAGGCTAAGTATCCTGTGTCATCAATCCCCCAGAATTCGATTTCCTTGCCTGTAGGACCCGTATAATCTCCGGTCTCTGTAAAGCCACGCACTGGACCCGAGAATACAATGTCACCATTACGGGTTACCACAATCCCACCATATCCTTTTGCTGTGTTACTAGGTTCCCCTGGTGTGCCAATAAGGAGTGACTTTAAAAGGTTGGCTTCGGATATATCTCCTGGCATTGTAAGGGTCCATCCACCCACGTTGTTGTACACAATCTTAAACTCCAACTTGGAGTAAACAGTGACAAGGGCCTCTCGCTTTAATTTTGGGTCGGCTGGATTGGAGTCATAGGAACGAATCCAGATATTGTAGATGGGATCAGCCATGCTTTTCACTCCTTACATAATGCCGGAATACGTATCACGCCACTTTATTGAAATACTTGTAGACGCTGTGGGGGCTGGAGGTCCATTAATTCGAAAGCGAATAGTGTTCTCGCCTGGAGCTAAGGCCCAGAAATTCGCAGAATAACGCAGCTTATTGATTTCACTAGCCCCGTTGTTTCTTATGACCGTTCGATTGAGCATGTTAATAGTAACGCTCTGAGTATTGTTATTTAGTGTAAGGCCGCCGTTAGCAGTTAGCGAAAAGTTGCCACTCCCTGAAACTTTTTGGTTAAGTGTTTGGTTTGTGATCTGTGGATTTCCGCATGGTCCAGATATTGTTATGGTCGGATAAGCTGGAACGTCTCCGTTATTTGTAACTCTTATATCCACATAGTTCTCTGCGCCTCCGCCTAAAATTATCGGGAACATAGGGAACCATTCGGGATTCCTGCCAAATGGGTTTCCCCGTGAATCGTTTTCTATAGAGGATTGCCAATAGGGGTAATTGGCATAAAAAGAAAGAGTAGCTTCCACGCTTTTAGGCAGTAACGAATCTTCGTTTATTTTGAATCCAGACAGGCAGACGCACGAAAGAAACTTTGAAAGTCCACTAGCTGGCGTTTGAACCAGTAGGCGGCCTCCAAAGTTTCCATTTGCGTCTGTAGCTGTAGGATTGAATAATGGTGGTAATGTTGCTAGTGTTTGCCAAAGTTCTCGTTGATTAGTGCCTTTGATAAGCATTGTTAAATCTACTTCAGTATCGTCTACAGTTATTGTTTTTAGGTACGAGCCTGCGCGAAAAGGCTGTTCTTCATTGACCACATTATACGGTGGCCCGCTTGCTCCAATCAGGGTTCGATAACGCACAATATTCATCGCGTAGGCATTTTCGATAGTGACTCCAGGTGCTGCCCATCTAAATCGGAATGGCATTAGATCGCACCGCCGTTCAGGATGCGCATTCTCTCCAGCATCCGCCCAAGTCCGCGCTCGTCTAAGTTGTTGTTGCGAGAGCTGACGTTAATATTGTTGGTTACAGAAGAGGATGACCCAGCTATTGTGTCAGCTGTAGCGATAGTAGCAGCCACGTCCCCTATTGCCATCTCTAACCTTGGAATACCGGTTTCTATCCCTTGTTCTAACATATCCATGAAATTAGGCATCCATTTATCCGAGTCGGAAAGAGGGCCTTTATCTGTGGGAGAGTGGAATCCAAGAAACTTTGCAATGGATGAACCGATACTTTTAACGGTGCTAATAACGTCTGCAACCTTGCTTTTGATACCGTTGATGAGCATCTGTAGGAAGTTAGCTCCCCATTGGTACGCTTGACTTGCCCAACCCTTAATTGTGTTAGAAATGCTAGACCATATAGAAGTGACTGTGTTTTTAATGGCATTAAATACAGTCGAAGTAACATTTTTAAGATTTTCCCAGTTTTGCCTTATAAAGTTTACCAGTGCAGTTATAACGGACATGATGGCTTTTGAAACCGCGCTCCATATGGTAGTAGCGGTGTTTTTTATCCAATTCCATGTTGCGAAGAAAAAACTTTTAATTTCTTCCCAGATGGCAGTTACTTCATTAACGAATTCATTGAAAGTATTAACGATAAAGTCTACTAGATCTTTAAAGTAGTAGTTATGATCGTATAGCCATTGGAACGCAGCCACAACGTCCTCTATAATTGAAGTCCAAATATTAACAAAGAACTGGCCAAATGCAATTACTCCCTCTTTGATTGCGTCCCAAATGGCGGAAAGATACCCTACTAACCCTTCCCATACCGCTTTTACAGCTGTATTAACTTTTTCTGTATTTCTCCAATAGTAAATGAATGCTGCGACCAAAACTGTTATAGCTGCTATGATACCCCAGACGGGAGCTGTAATCGCTCCTATTGCTCCTCCGATAGCATAAAAAACAGGAACAAGAAATGCAGCCGCGGAGCTAAGCACACCCCAGGCAGTTACCAACGCGCCCCATACTGGAGCTAACGCACTTATTGCAAATCCGACAGCAGCAAAGGCGGCACCAAGTACAAGTATTCCGGCTGCTATTGCGCCAATAGCAGCAACTACAGTTTGTGCAGCAGGGCTTAAATTATTAAACCAATTTAAAACGCTAGTGATGGCATTAGCTATTAGCGCAACCGCAGGACTTATGGCCTTTCCAATTTTTTGTTGAAATGCGCCAAATGTTTTTTCTAACTTATTCATACTCTGCGCGGCGGTGTTATCGATGCCCTTGAAAGCCTTTTCTGTAGCCCCGTCCGCGTTTTCCAGGGAGGCAGAGTACGCAGAAAAAGAGCCTGGTGCGCCTGATACGACACCTAAGAATTTGGCCATATGCTCTTTTCCTGCTATCAACTGCGCTGCCTCGTTCTGCTGTGCATCCGTAAGACCTTCAAACTTGCGCTGGATGTCGGTCACTACCTCGCCGAACGGTCTCATTTTACCCGAAGAATCTGTAACAGATATTCCTAATTCTTTTAATTTCTTTTGTGCGGTTCCGCCTGTTTTAGTTAAATTGCCAAAGATTGCGTTCAAGGATGTACCTGCTTCAGCGCCCGAGAAGCCTTTTATTGCTAGTTTGGAAGCCGCGGCCGCAACGTCTGACACTGATGCACCTGCGTTTTTACCGGATAACCCTGCCTTTTTAAACGTATCTGCCAAATCATTAGCCGTTAGCCGCCCTTTTGCAATCGCTGCGCTGAAAATATCAGAGGCCTTTCCTGTGTAGCTCAGTTCTTTATCAAAATCTTTTAACACTGTTTCCATTAACCCAATTGTAGTATGGAAATCTGTGCCGGCCGCTACATTGAATTTTAATAGTTGAGGCATTTCTCTTAATGAGTCGGCCGTATCATAGCCCAATTTACTTAATTCCGTTAAGCCATGCACGATATCATTGCTCGATACGCCAAATTTTCCTGCTAAATTTTGGGCTGCGTTTCCGACTGCATCTAAATCCTTTACAGAAAGATTGGCAGTATTGTTCAGTTTGGCTAGATCTAGCTGAAATTCATTAGATGCTTTGACTACATCTTTAATCCCGTGAAGAATTTGCTTTCCACCAAAAATTAGCCCTATTGTCTTAGCTGTCTTAGAAAACGTGCCTTTTAAGCCTTTTACTTTACTTTCTGCTTCTTTAATGCCTTTGTTCATCTCTTTGAACTGAACGCCAATCTTAACCAGCAGTGTCGCTATCACGTTTCCAGCTGCCATCTGAGGATTTCCTCCTCTCTTCCAGTACTCTCATCAACTTCTTGCCTTCTGCCTCGCGTTCTAGAGGACTCATAGACTTCTGCTTACCCAATAATTTCTTCACAGTAACTTTCTTTTTAAGATGCACGTTCATTACGTTGGCTGCGTGCCATGCTAGAAGATGCATTTGGGTATCCAGCCGCTCCTGATACCCTCCTGCCATCTCAAAAATCTCTGCCGGTGTCATCTTCCAAAATTCGTCAGGGCGTAAAGAAAGCGGCCCGTATGCGAGTTGTTTTAGCTTGCTCCAACTCCACTCGGACCGCTCTTCACTTTTTTTGGTTGATTCTCGTTGCTTCCAAAAGCTAGTTCTAATGCTTCCTTAATTTTTTCGGATACTTCGCCAAAGGTGCTGTAATCCATTAGCTCAGCGGCCTCTTTTAACGTTAATTCTGGCAACTCATGTAACATACCAGCCCAGAACATCTTCACAATCGTTTTAATACCAACGTCTTCAGTATCTAGCTTGGATAGCGAGTATCCTAATGCATCTTCTAACTCAGCCAAGGCATGAGTGTTAAAACGTAATTTGCGCATTTTATCTAGCTTAATAGAGACTTCCCCACGTTGTTTATTCGCCACGGGTTACCCTCCTTTTTCAATTTTGTAGGTCGCTATAGGACCGGTACCGATAATACTTAAAGATAATGTTACAGCGTCATCAACGGGCGGATTTACCTCAAAGCTCGTAGCGAACCCACTCCCTTGATATCCTAGTAATCCTGCTTGGTTTTTAGGTACAAATCGCCACAGTAGGACTTGAGCGGCTATGAGGGCATCCCACACAGCTAGCTGCCCTGGGTTGCCAGGGTTGTTATTGGCTAAATAAAGAGACTCTGTAGATAATTCCCAAGATTTTAAGCCAGCTATATACTCCATCCACCCTTGACTATCATAAGAAGTAGCATCTATTTCAGCTTGGTTGACAGTTAATGTTGAATCTCTCGTTTCTCCTAATGGTAAAAATCTAGGTCTTTCGGCCGGTACGGCCACATACACCTGTCCTCTAAATCCTGCTGATGCTGCTGTTGCCAATATGGACACCCCTTTCTAAATAAAAAAAGACCCTTTTGGCCTTTGGATGAGAGAGTTTTTCACAGTTGAAAACTAAAACAAGCTACTTGAACACTTGTGGCATTACTTAAAGTAACAAGAACGGAACCACCCTGATTCCAGTAAAGAGGTTGAAATGGGCCGTACATGGTCACTTTATTGGCGGTAAGTGCTCCAGATATATCGGAAGTTCCTGGCACATCTCCTTCTACCGATGAAATTGTTAAAGTAGGGGTTACAGCGCCTGTGCTTAAAACTAAAACAGTGTAACCGTTATTAATGAAAGACATTGACGCGGATGCAGCAACAAGACTATCAGTTATGCTAATTTGCCCTTGGTATGGGACAACTTCAATTGGAATAGCTGTTGGGGGCATTTCTAATCCTCCTTAAACAAATTGGAAACTCAACGCTGCTACACTAATGGTTGTGTTATCTTCAAAAGTAACGTACACATATCCGCCTTGGTTCCAGTAAAGCGGTTGGAACGGGCCGAAAATTTGAGTGCTTTGTGCGGCCACTGTTACTTCGAGATCCTCGGTACCAGGGACATCTCCAGGTACAGAAGATATAACCACATCATTTGTAGCCATTGCCGCATTATTTACAACTAAGATCGTATAGCCGTTGTTAACAAAGTACATTTCTAATCCGGCTGGAACCGCTGTTTCATTTGCTGTAAAGTCAATACTCCCTTGATAAGGCACATCTAATACCATTAACTCAGTTGCCATTTAATTTCCCCCTTAAAAATTGATTACCCCAACCGAAATATCTGTATCGTCGTCGAGGTCTACATAAACAAAACCGACGTTTCCTACTGTTTGGTTCCACCACGCAGGGCGAAAAAAACCAAATATTTGTTCATCTCCAGCCTCGACAGTTTCTACATAGTCTACAGCCCGTCCGGCTTCGTCCGGTACAGCCACAATAGTTACTTGTACGTCGTCCATGTCTTTTTCGTTTCGCACAACTAATACGCACGAACCATCATTCAAAAACATCATGCCATTCGGAGCGTCTGCGTCTGCAAAGTTAAGTGTTACACTTCCTTGTGGATCTACATTTGTTCCCTCAATTACTGTCCTGGGCATCGCTTCACCCCTATAGATCTGTCGTATAATCTTGTAAAACCAGCATGCGGTAACGTAATATACCATGCCTTGTGATGCCATCGGACTCTAATAAAGTTTGTTCAAAGTCACCCCAACAACCGATGTTTCCCCACCCGTCTACTTGAAAAGAAGTGCGCGCCAGCAGTCCCTGAACAAGGTTCATGATCGCTTGTATCTCGGACATACCTTGATAAGCGTTTGGACCAATTTGCTGGCTATACACATGAATGGTAAGTGTTACTTCTTGCCCGTAGCGGTCATAGGTTTGGAAAGGGCCTGTTGTGAACTCCCCAATTTGGACGTAAGGGAAATTTTTATTGTCCGGAACAAAATCAAAAACGCCGGTGATGATATTCATCAACGCGGCGTCTTGGGTAAGAATAGAGTATACAGCTTCTTGGATAAAACCTAGGCTCGAACCTGCGCTCATGGTGTACTCATCACCCTCCGACAAGCATTAACGAACTTAGGTTTTTCGCTCATCGCCGAAGGTAACATATACGGTTGCGCTCTCATTTTGGAAGTGCCTAGTTCTACGTAGCTTGCGTAATCTGTATCTGCAATAATTTCTCCTTCTATTTTGTCTTTTCTTTCTATAACCGTATAACTAATGTTTGTTCTCAAATTACCGGTATCTACTGGGACTATTTGTTTTGCTGTTGAGGTTACATTTTTCGACGCTTCCGCTACAACACCTAATAATGCGTGCTTCTTGCGAAACATATACGCCTCAATATCACTAATAGCTTTGCTTAATCCGATCACTTCTACTTTAACTCGGCTCACCGTTGCCCTCCCTTCTGCAATAAAGCTCCATTGTCCAGTTAAGTGCATCTACGTTGGTGATTGCCAGTATCTCTAAGTTGAATCCGTTCCAGATTACGCGCATGCCTGTTGTAATTGTGTCGGGTGTATATCTAATAGTGATCAGAAATTCATTTTTTGCGCGTAACTGGGCGGATTGAAACATTTCTCTATTACGATGATCAGAAGCGGAGTAAGTTTTTATCTGCGCCCAAACAGTCGCCACGTCTGACCACTGTTTTACCCCTCCGCCCCGATTATCTTGAACCAACGAAGAAACTTGAATCGTGATTTTCTCCCTGAACGCTCCTGCGTTAATGGTTGGAATAACAGATGGCTTGTAGCTTCCCTTCCCACAGCCCGCACCGAACCCTCCGCAACTCATCATAAATATTCCACCTTGAACGGCTGGAGTAGCGTATGCGCAACGCTTCCACATGGGATCGGCTGTCCCTCTCTGTTTTGGTACAAGAAGCCGAAAATCTGCAGGATGGCCTCTTTTATTTCCCAGGGAAGAGCTGCTATACTTGCGTCTTCATCTACGCCATACCCTGCGCGGAATTTTATAGTAACGTATCCGTAGGGAATGCATCCCCAACCCCATCCCCACCACGGGAATCCATACGGAAGTGCGCTGTTGGATTTAAAAATAAGACGGCCTGGCTCATCTACGTTATCCACAAACCAGGTGTCGTCTTCGATAGCGGTAGTTACATCATTCATGTTAGTGAACACCATACTATCCGCATCCACACTATTCGGAATGATTTCAAGAAGGGGGGGCCGCGGGATCTCCATAACGGGTGCAATTTTTGTAGTACGTAGCTCCCACGTCTGTGTTACGAAAGCGCGGCGTGTGAACTCTTCTGCAAATCGAGTGGCTGCGAATAGTTGTTGTTGAATAAGCAAGTCCTCCGCTGCGTCATTAATACTGATTCGCTCATGTTCTTTTGCTTCTGACACGGTAACTGGGGTCACTGTTGGTGGTACGATTAATCTCCACGACATACCCCCTCACCTCCTTAGATCGCTTTTTTCTTTCGCTTCGGCTTTGCTTTTGTTTCGGTCGCTGCGTCCACAGACTTATCTTCCATCGCTGATCCTTCTTTGATAAACATTTCTGCAACGTTAAGGGGAAGATAAAATACCTTCCCCTCGTCGTATCGATATCTTTGGTTTCCGCGCTGCATATGCTTAGTACGAATCATTCTCACACGTTTCATTATGCGCTCACCGGCGCACTGTGAGGATTTCCTTTTGTAGCTATAGCTCCCAAAGGCATCCCGTTCGTAACAGCGGATACGTCCATTTGCAAGCGAATGAATCGTTTAGACCCCACGTACCCGAACCAATATACGCTGTCCCTCTCGTCCGCGTCTGTGCCATCTATTTCCAAGATCTTTCCAGCTACGTCCGCGGGGAAGTTACCACCTTGTATAAAGTTTTGATCCACAGCTGTGTATGCCCCAGGTACGCCTGGGTTATTGGGGTCTTCATCCGCTTCCTGAAGATAAAGAACGTAAGTTCCGTCCGTGTCCCCAGCCGTTGCCAATACACCCGCCAAAATCTCAAAAACAACGCTTTCGAATCCCTGCATATCGACGCTAAGTCCGTTTTGATCCATGCCGTTTGCATATAGCTCGTTGGATAGGGCTATGTCTACATCAACGTTGCTAAACATGTCCATTTTTGCCATTTTTATATTCCTCCTTTATTAAGAAGCTAACTCAATTTTAACCAGCGCTTCTGGTAAAATTACGTTTCCGGCTACACGGGTACGTGTGAAGAACTTAACAATCCCCTTTGATGTGTAGGGATCACGTAACATATACATTCCAGTTGCTGGATCGCCAGTATAATATGCAGACTTCATGTCGCCGAAGAGAATTGGAATAGATCCATTTGCATATACTCCTGCGGCATTAGGAGCAGGCATGTTAATTATTTCTTGGTATGGGCGCCCAAGAATCGTTGCCGGTGCATCGTTTGCTAAAGTATTGCCATAGTTGCTAGTTAGGAGATATTGACCTTGTCCATCCACCCACTCGCGGATGATTCGGATCGTTTGGCGATTCATAAACCATGTTCCGTTTCGAGCGTACCAGTCTGGCAGCTCGTAGAATGCATCAAACAATAAATTCCCTGTAGTGCCAATCGTGTTGGCCGCTCCCGTAGCTGTTACTGTAGAATAGTCTGCTGTAACAGTAGGGTTTAAGATCCCTGTGGGTTCCAGTACGCCGTCGCCAAGTGTAAAACCATATCCCTCTTCATACGCGATGGATTTAACTAGGTTCTGCATTACGTAGCTTTCTGTGCTTCCATAGAAGTTATCTTCGGCTAAGTCAAGCGTAGTGAACGGAAGTGCGTTTATGTCACACAGAACAAGGGTCTTTTGCCCCAATAATCCTGTGTCCGTTTGATCGATCGTAGAGAGATCTTGACCCCAACTAGTTTTAAAAAGTCCAGCCGCAGGTGCACCTGTTTGTAGATTCTGCGCTCTTTGTTGAACTGGGATACGGAATTCTTTTCTGCGCATGGTAATATTTGTTGCATACTGACGTATTGGTGAGTACTGCACTAAAGAATCAACGATGAAACTAGAGAACTCTGGGGGCACTAAATATCCACCTTGCGTGTCAATTGTTTCATTCATCAAAGGGAAGTTAAACTTCTTTTCTAAGTTCCTTAAGTCTGAATCTTTACCCGTCATTACCCATTCATTAAAGGCTTTTGTATAGTCACTATCTGTTGACTTCTCCTCTGGGCTTTGAATCTTCGGACGATTCATCTTTGTTTCTACTTCGTCCATGCGCTCATGGATCTTCTCGAGCATGTTTCTTGTTTCTTTCATTTCTTCGCCAAACTTTTTAGTCTCTTCCTGCTGCTCCTTGTGTATATGCTTAAACTCCGCAAATGCACTATTCCACTCGTCATGAAACTGTCTTGTTTCTTGATTCATGAGCTCACTTCCTTTAACATTTTTTTAAATTCATCCAATACAAAAAACGCCTTATCCTCATCGGATAAGCGTTTCTCATAAGCCTCGACCTTGGACATTATTCGTTTTTTGTCTGAATCTGGAATGCCTTGTACCCCACCTCTGGCACCGTTTAGAGCACCTTTGACAGCGGACAGAGCATTACTAATTGCTACAAGTTTCTCATCTCTTACGTCTGCAAAAGGCAACTTGTAGGAGCTTTTGTTTTCGGGATCTCCATCCACCCAGAAGTAGGCACGCTTCACTTTGGATGTGTCGCCATCAGCCCACTCCCAGATACGCCGCTCCGCTTCTGATGCATCCCAGTCTGCTTTTACAACCTGCAAATCACTCGATCCAATTACAGACTTCATTTCATGTTGAGTGGTGTCATCAGACGAGCACTCTATTGGCTGGGTGCTATTCTGCGAGCCAGCCATGCGTTGTTCTAGTTCATGAAGTCTTTGCTCCAACATAAAAAGAAGCTCGGGATTATCCCCGAACCTCTTCTCTAGTGCTTCTATTCGTTTGTATATGGGTGAATCAGATTTCACTGATTG